CTTAATAAAAGTTACACTACACATACAAGATCTTTTACCAGTCCGAAGCTGGGCGCCATAGCGTATAAAGAATATCTAACATGAAAATAATAAAACAACTACTTATCAAAGGAAAGGAAATGTTTATCTCTGAATCCCATACAAACCAAGATTCGTGCCCTTATAAATTGTCACATTGTGACCGGCGACACGCCTAGTTTGAAGCATGGATTCATCTGGTTGCACATAAGCAAGGTACTCAGGCAAGCCAGCACTTTTAAGCTGAGAGGCCAGATTATCACGCAGCAACTGCGCTCTATCTAACTCTCTCTGCTGCATAGCCAGCTGAGTCTGGGTATTCCGCTCATTAACAGTATTCTGCCACTGCCCAGCGATATTGGCTACATCTCTTGCAGTTAAGCCAGATATGTTCGCCACATCACGTGTAGCTGTACCAGAAATGTTTGCAACATCGCGATTTGCATTTCCCTGTAAATTTTGGACATCTAAATTATTTTGATTCGTTTTTTGCAAAGCATTCAACTTAAAATCTATATCCTTAGTTTGCATATACTGATTACTAGAAATTTGTTTATCAGTAATTGCATTTTGTGAAGCCGCATTAATTGCTCCACTAATGACACTGCCAACCCCTCCAGCAATTGCTCCAACTGCTGCCAGTGCCATTTTTAATTTTCTTTTATCGCCAAAGAAGCTCGCATCTTCGTATTGAGCATCCTTGTCTCGTGAAGAGCCATTGCAGAGGCCATTGCAAGAGTCGGTCCAGGTATTGGATCTAATTCCCGAATATACCCCACAAACTCCAGGCCCAAGCCTGAAAAATCCAGAAGCACTTCCGCAACCACGGCAGCCGCCGAAAAAGCCCCCGTATTGTAAAGCTTCACGTAAAAAAGAGGAGTATTCAAAACGGTATCTATCACAACAAGGAGGGCCGCCTGGCCAAGTTCGTTGCGGTAATCTCCAGTCGCCAACTCCTGTGAAATGTGCAAAGTACTGAGAGATCTCCTGGTAAAGGTACCAACAAACGTCCCCGATGGAATTGGCATAGCAAATGGCACCACTGATTGGAACGTCACTATTGACTCTCCACTGGCAACAGGCGACCACACTGCCGCAGAGGGACTTGGAACCATCACTGTCGTGGAAGAGAAGGTGAATGGATACACTGCACCCACGACCAAATCGGACAAAACTCCAGCTGCGGTAAAGGCAGTAACAGTAATCGCCCCAAAACCGTCTCCAGAGATCGCAAAAGAGCGATACGCATCGGCCTCCCTTCCAAATGCAACACAGACTGTGGGACTTCCAGATATAGCTCCAAAATTTATCTTTTGTGGTCTTGCCACACCAGACCCGTCGCACAGAAAAGCCGTTCCAACGCCAGTAGCATGAAAAAATCCACTCCAAGAAGGCACGATATCCGGGATTGGGGTTGACAAAGTATCTCCATCGAAAAAAGCCAGAGTATTGACATTGCGCAATTTCGCTGTAGCAGCCGAACCCAGAACAGTCGAAGCTTCTACAATTAACGCATGCACTGGGCCCATCGTATAAGGTGACAATGCGAGCCTCTTCTCCTGAAAAAGTTGGCGATATGACTCCGATGGGGGTGGTCCGCTTGTATCCAAGGAAGTGGGGACTATCTGTAACAGATTGAAGTCTATGGCACATTTGTTGAAAACCTGCACGTCGATTTGGCTCGACCCGCTTGATGACGTATTCAGCTGGAGTAAAACGTAGATGGCTATATAACCTCCAATAGCCAAAGGATCCGTTAAAGGCGTATTCATATAATGATACATGACAGGTCTCTGGTCGCAAATCCCCTTCATCATCGCCTCCAAGGTCTTCGGATCGATGATAGTATACTCGAACATCGTAAATTGATTCGAGCCAGTCAACGTAGCTGGATTGATATTGGGAGGCAATCTGCACACAGCAATCGCACCCGCATGAAACCCAGTACCAGCCACCTTTACCTGATAATCCAGTCCTCCAACCCAAATGTTGTATAACTTTGAAAGATATTGAAGGTTGATATGCCCCCTGAGTGGAGATATTGCTGAACTCCACAATAAAGTCCCTGGAGGTTGTGTAGTGGTCCACGTGAAGTTTGTCAACGCAACAAACTGATTGTAAAAGTAAGGATCGATCGTATTGATCACACCCGCATGGGGGGAAGCTTCCGCCAATGTCGCAGCCGGGGCCGCCGCAATGGCAGAAAGCGGAATAGGTGTCTGATCTGTTCCTGTGAAGACGGCACCGGTCGCACCGCCAGTTGATGGCATCGGCGGGTTGTTGCCTCCATTGTCCGACATTCTTAGTTAATAAATTTGATTGCGATTTAATTTCTTCATCGCCGGTCGTGAAGGCATCTGCCAAGGTACGACTACCATAATAAACAGAAGCAAAAGCTTCTTTAAATGTCAGCGGTTGTTCAAACGGCGCTAAATGAATCCCATAATGCGCACACCTCTTCAGCAAATGAAGCCTCATTATAGTATAAAACTCTGGCGAATGAAGTGCGCAATGTTCCAATATCACACGCACACTTTGGCCGATCGTAACGTCAAATTTGCACGGCTCATCTCGATAAAACATATGTTTCTTCGACACCTTGGTCCAATTAAGACATTTTCCAATTGAAGCCAATAAAAGTGGGCCTCGCCAATAATTTCCCTTTAAAACGAAATTCCGTTTAAGAAACTCCATCTTTGTAATATGCTTACTCTCATTTCCTGAGCCTTTATCAGCCGGAGTAAATTTCAAATGGAGACGCATAAACTCCAGAGAAACATTAGCAAAATTAAACCAAGGGACTTCTGGATGCACAACGCATATGTTATCATCCCCATATGCCGCCAATGACACATTACGATAAAATTCCTGAAAATTAGCGCGCTTTGGGCAATGAATGCGCGCCAATTTCATCCAAGCATACATATAATACATCCACACAACAAAAGAATTGTCGGTTGCAGTTCCAGGCTGTCCAGAGACATGTCCGCCAGGCGCTTGCACTATATACTCATGAAATGTTAGTAATGGTCCAACCAAATGTGAATAAAGGGCAAACCTAGCATTATCATCTTCAACCTTCCAATCTGGATCCGTCAACCGGTAAATAGCATTGTAAATTTTTGGCAACTGCTGCATAAAAACTGCTGGAATTGAGGCATCAAAATTTTTGAAATCTCCATCAAAACCAACTTCTCCTGTACGCATCAAATATTTAGCCAAATCATTCCAATCAACACTAGCAGGATTAATCCCCACCTTTATGGGGTGTTTGGCAAATGACTGCGTAATAACAGAAAGTGCTGCTCCACACAATCTTCTATGAGTTATAGTAAAATACGTAGGTGAAGCTGTAATAGATCTAGTTTGACCATCAGAAATCTTTTCGATCTTTAAGACTTCATCCTTCAATGCGGCATCGAAAACTACTGCTGTCCTTTCGCCTCGATAACAACTTTGCAATAAACCATCCACCATGTTCAAGAGCATGGCGCCATTCGCGTTCTTTCTAACTACAAATCGACTGCCATCGGGAGTTTGTTCAAAATATACGTCCTTCTTTGCTCCAGTTCCAATAATATATTTTTCAGGAAAACCTGGAGATGTCTGTCTCTCCAATCTGCTCAAAAAGGGCAAGGAAGGAGAACCATTAATAGCTTCTCCCGTAGTCAACACTCTAGTCGCAACATTCTCCTGGAAACAAATTTGTGATATGTGCATAGCAATATTGTCAACAATGTCTTCCAACAACTCCATATCAACAGGAGGCTGGGCGTGATTCCACTTTGACACAGCCTCTCTATAAGGATGGATCAGCGAGTTCTCTAATCTAGGATCTTTGAAATCTAAGATTGCAGGCTCATATTTCTGCGGAAAAAATTCATCCAACCCAGAAAAAGGGCTCTTATACATCTTAGTCTGGTTGGTTTGGCGACAAGGAAATAACTTCCTAATCCCGTTTTCCAACTTACCGGCTACTCCAATCACTTTATACAATGGCGGGCCGCTCCACGCCTCAACATCAGAGACAAGAGGCGGCAAAACACCTTGCCATTTCAAAACATTGATCTCATCCAACGTCTCACTCACAACTAACTCACAAGCAAAATCGTCAAAATAAATGAGACCCGCATATCCTTGACGGCCTCCAGCAATATGTATGCCTACAAATTTCTTTGGCACCATATTATTTATTATAATAATGGGGGAACCGCAGTCTCCACTAGCTGTTTCCACACTACTAACTTCATAAGAAACAGTATGCGGAGTGGATGAATATGGCATAGCTTCATAAGTTCCAGTGTTGGTCGGAACAGTAACAATCTTGCTCAAATAACAGACCTTTTCGCGTTTATGCCTCCCGCGGTCAACGAAGAGGCACGCCTGTACACCAGTCAGATCCTCTGCCAAACATCTAGGCCGCAGATGCCGCCTAAGGTCTTTAAAGGCGATTTTCCGATTTATAGTAACCAATTGTAAATCACGGTGCGAATTTGTGCATAGACTTTCAACAGAATACTCAATAGAATCAATGATCGTCGTACAGCCCGCCACATCAGCATGACTAGGTACAACTCCAATATTCGCATGAATAAATTGAATGCTACACACCTTTATTCCATTTTTCATCATGGGGAAATTCTGATCCAAAAACTTATTAGCCACATCACTTGCAGCTTTATCAGTCATAATCTCACTCTCCATTTCATCAGCCCAACTGTGTTCAAACTTGGAATTAAGCGCCATCATCTCCTTAACTGTCCACACTTTACTGCGGGCAGGAATAACGGTAGTCCCTTTTTTCCATTGGTCTTGGACATTTCTTTCACGCCAGGTTTCCTTATTGGACCTAGATCCATCCTTATAATCAGGCGGAGACTCAGAAGCCAGAGTGTACTTCTTATCAATGCCATAAGCATCCAAGACCCTGACACTCTCATTCTCCAATTTCAAGAGTTTCTTTCCGGATATCACGTAATTGACAGCCCACGCTGCTCCAAAACTCTTAACAACACGAATAAAATACTTCTTGATCAGGTCCAAATGGCGAACCAAAACATCCCCAGCTATAGGGGGCACGGCACGTATGGACGCCAGAGATGAATACATTGACAGTATTCTGACATTAGAACAACGCCACTGTTCCACCCCTGCTAACTTGCACACAAGCTCATCTCCCACACGGTCGTACTGCACACCATCCTGGAACATGCAACACACCAAGTGTCCCTCAGGAGAGGTCTGTATCAAAATTGCCTCATCTTCAAAAATGCACAAGGCAGTCAAAGGTTGAGGCAATTTGATCCTACGGGCATTGGCCTCACGACACATTGCCAACAAAGTTGGCTCCTCAACATCAAAAGCCGCCTGACGCATCTGTGAGACAACATTTCTAAGGTACTCACCAAGCAGCAACTTTGGCACTCCTTCAGTCGTTACTGCTCTATAAATAGATAGAGGCGAAGCAACTCTAAGTTCCTCATAAGTCATAGCAATACGAATTTTCATAGGATAATCCTCAGCCTGTTGCAGGCGCGGAACATCCACCCATGAAATTTTCTCTAATGGAGCCGCTTGTTTCATTTCCAATAACTTATCATAACACAACGACCAAGTATAAACTTGCTCATCGTCATTAATTGTCGCAAACTGATCAAATTCCTTATCTTCCAGATCTTTGTAATTATAGGTTCTCACCCAATTTGATCTGAAGGAAAAACGAAAAACGTGTAACCTACGTTCAATGGCCACACGCTGATCCTCATCAAGGGAAACAAGAAATTTTCTATAATCACTAACATTCGAAGTAAGCACGACGAAAGACAAACCTTCGTCGTAACTCCTCAAAATGAAAGATCTGGCAGAAACCCAATTTTCAGGCAAAAAAACCTCATCCTGTCTATCCTGCAAATCTCGCAAATTCCTATTCGCCATCGTAGTTTTGCGGATCCCAGGAGGACCTAAAAGTAACACTACTTTCCTCTGATTCAAAATCTGGGATTCAAGTGCACACCCATCCGAGTGTACAGAAATACCATAAGTCGCGATCTTCCTCTCAACCGTTTGTTGGAACAAAATCTTCTTACGGCACTGTATATCATAAAGCTCACGAGCCACCAACTTTGGCAAATTGGCGTGATATTTACAAGATTTCTTCAAAGAGTGTCTTATCTCCCCATTTCTTACTGCCGGCATTGGTGTCCAAGTGGCAGTTTGATAAAAAGTAGGATCATCCTCAGATGACCTATCACGGGAATTAGTGATATGAAAAACCATATCGCGACGACGATTAATGGCTTCACCGTTCAAAACAATATCACCTGGCGTCTTACTCCAATATATATCCTCTCGATTAGTCGTTATAAAAATATACTTAGAGGTAAAACACTTACCCTTATCAGGCAAATCGGCCATATTTAGAGGACAGGCCACTGGGCCAACGCAACGGATAAAAGCTAATATATCAACATCGTCACGTGTAGTCCCAAACTCATCCATCATGCATATAGGTTGGCCAGAGTAACCAGACCAAAACTTATCTGTAGGTGAACGCACATATGTGGTCAAATTCTCCCCCTCAAGCTTACTAAGCTCGTCAGTTACTGCCGAAAAGAAAGAAGATTTTCCATTACCACTACCCCCCGCAAGATACAGGGTCGTGCACTCCTGTTTGCCAATAATATTAGAGATAAACTCCATATATTTCTGGCGTAGCTCTGTGGACATAGCTTTAATCTCCTGGATCAAAACACGCAGGTTAGTGGTGTTCACCTCACTGCGTCCTACATCCCTAATCAATTGGTCGTACCCAAGCAACTGCTGGTCAACCTCTCTGAAAAAATTAGGATTTATAGTCAAAGACTGGTACATCGCATTAACATCATCACGATAGACAATGAGCTGCTTATAAAGAGCGTCTGCTTTATTAAAAATATCAGAATACTCTTTTTGCTTACCAGTCTGGTAAGTATATCCTACCAAAGGCGCTAAAAGCGTTATAATCGAAGTCCACATATCAGAAAAAGTGTTCTTCAAAGTTGTAAAATCACGCGCAGATGTAGCAAGCGCATGAAAACTAAAAGAAGCCAAATCTTTGACTCCTCCATACATCAAACAAAAAAAAGACAAAGCCCCTGATAACAACACCGGAAAAACTTTCCCAGCTGCCGTCATATCGGGCAACCCCAGATCTGCCAACCACTTAATGGCCGAATCTAATAGACCGTCGCTAATAACATCAACGACTGGCCCTGCTTCGGATTTGACACGGACGTCCGATACTGAATTTCCGTACGTGCCAAAAATAGTTTGACGGTCTGAAACTCCCTTAAAAAGAGAGCATAAAATATCGATACCCCTAACCATAAGGTTAGCTATGGTATCATCCTGCCAATAAAATCCATACAGTTCGGCCAACTGCATGATAATCGGCACACGCGCAACTATCCCTTCTGCTTCAAAAATTAAATTGTG